GACCCTGCAGGCAATAGAAAAATTGCAAAAGATAAAGCCACGGGCCGTGTGGATGGAATAATTGCGCTGCTCATGGCGATTGGAAAAATAAATTCAGTGCTTGATAAAGGCGATAGCCTTTCAGAGCACATTTTAAAGCATGGCATTAGAACCCTATGACAAAGAATTACGCGGTGGAAATGATCTATGTTTGAAAAAATTAAATCATTTTTCACCAAAAGCGACCCTGTAATTCTGGATACGCCTGATAAAATTGCGGCCGCATTGCAAGAATACACAACGGTTACCGGCAAAAGCGTGAGCGCCATGGGTGCAATGCAGCTCACCACCGTGTTTGCCTGTGTTCGCGTCTTGGCTGAATCCTTTGGCATGTTGCCCTGCAAATTGTATAAGCAGGTTGGCGATAAAAAAGAAATTGCCGTTTCCCATCGCCTTAATCGCATTTTATCCGTTGCACCAAACAGCTACATGACAGCTCAAGAATTTTGGGAGCTGCTAATGGTGTGCCTTTGCTTACGCGGTAATTTTTACGCGTACAAAAACACCATTGCAGGCGAAGTTTATGAGCTGCTACCCATTGACCCATCGCGCGTTAAGCCAAAAATTAACGAAGATTGGACTGTCAGTTATGACGTTAAATTTAAAAACGAAACGCGGACCCTAAGCCAGGATGAGCTTTGGCATGTTCGCATATTCACGGTAGATGGCCTCAACGGATTAAACCCCATTGCCTATGCCCGCCAAGCAATTTCTTTAGGTCTTTCAACCGAGGAACATGGCGCGCGTTTATTTACCAATGGCGCAGTTACTAGCGGCGTACTACGCACAGAGCAAGCATTAAGTGATGAGGCGTTTGAAAGATTAAAAACGCAATTCCACGGCGAGCATATGGGTGTTGCCAATGCTTACAAGCCAATGATTTTGGAAATGGGTTTGGACTGGAAGCCAATCAGCCTAAATGCAGAAGACTCGCAATTTTTAGAAACTCGCCGCTTCCAGCGCGATGAGATTTGCGCAATTTACCGTGTGCCCCCGCACTTGGTTGCCAATATTGAAAAAGCATCGTTAAACAACACTGAAACGCTGGGCGCGCAGTTTATGAATTATGGGCTAGTGCCATACCTCACCCGCGTTGAGGGTAGAATTTTAGTCGGTTTGCTCAGTGCAAAAGATCAAAAAATCTATTACGCAAAATTTAATGCCGGTGCATTGCTGCGGGGTGATACAAAAACCCGATACGATCAATACGGTAAAGGCATTCAATGGGGAATATTAAGCCCTAACGATTGTCGCGCTCTTGAAGATTTAAACCCTCGCGAGGGTGGCGATATCTATTTAACGCCAATGAACATGACCACAAACCCAGACCAAGACCAAGGTGCAAACGATGCAAACAAAACAGCGGCTTGATTTTTCGCTAGATTTAAAATCTGTAAGCGACTCGGGCGAGTTTGAGGGCTACGGCTCTGTGTTCGGCGTTAAAGATTCTTATTCCGATATTGTAGTGCCTGGCGCATTTCAAAAATCGTTAAAAAAGTGGGGCGATAAGGGCCAATTACCAGCGCTACTTTGGCAACACAATATGAGTGAGCCAATCGGTATTTATACCGAAATGCGTGAAGATGATATTGGCTTGTATGTGAAAGGCCGCCTCTTAATTGATGGTGATCAGCTCGCAAAACGCGCTCATGTGCATATGAAGGCTGGCAGTATTACCGGCTTATCAATCGGCTACATCCTTAACGATTATTCTTGGAACAAAGACAAACAAGCCTACGAGCTTAAAGAAATTGATTTGTGGGAAGTGTCGCTCGTTACCTTTCCGTCAAACGATGAGGCGCGTGTTGCAGAAGTAAAAGGGTTGTTAGATCGCGGCGAAATACCGCCACCCAGTAAAGTAGAGAAAGCCTTGCGAGAGGCAGGGTTCTCAGCGTCACAAGCCAAAGGCTTTATGGCCAAAGGCTACAGCGCAATAGCACCGCGAGAGGCGGGCGCAGAAGCGCTAATTAACATGGTTAAATCCATAAAAGTGTAAACGGTTTTTAAATGCAAAAAGGTCGCCAAATGGCGGCCTTTTTTTATGCCTAAAATTTAGAGGAATCTATCATGGCTTTAGATGAAAAAGACTTATCAAACGTTGCCGAAGCAATTCAAACCAAGTTTGATGAATTTAAAAAAGTAAACGACAAGCGCATTGATGCGGTTGATCAAGAAAAATCAAAACTCGCTGGTCAAGTTGAAGGCTTAAACGAAAAGCTGAGCGAATTTGAAACCTTCAAAAAACAAATTGAAGATGAGTTGCTGGCATTAAAACGCCCAGGTTCAAACGCTTCAAATAAAGACGTTGAAGCGCACAAAACCGCCTACAACCAATTTCTGCGCAAAGGTCGCGATGATGGTTTGGGCGAACTGCAAAGCAAAGCACTGTCTATCGGTGTAGAGGCCGATGGCGGTTACGCAGTGCCAGAAGAAATTGACCGTAGCATTATTGATTTGCAGCGCAACATGTCGCCCATGCGCGCCGTATGTAATCAGGTCACCGTTGGAACACCAGACTATAAAAAACTGGTTAACCTTGCGGGCACTGGTTCTGGCTGGGTGGGTGAAACTGCTGCGCGCCCTGCGACCAACACGCCAACACTGGCTCAAGTTGCTGCATTCATGGGTGAGATTTATGCAAACCCACAAGCATCACAAACATCGCTTGATGATATGTTTTTCAATGCAGAGGCATGGCTGGCAGGCGAAGTGGCTCGCGAGTTTAATGAGAAAGAAGGCGCTGCGTTCTTGTCTGGCGATGGTACCAATAAGCCGAAAGGTATTTTGGCGTACACCATGGCGCAAACTGCAGATAGTTCTCGCGCATTTGGTACGCTTGAAAAAATCCACTCAGGCACAGCCGGTGATTTTGATGCAGATGACGTAATGAAATTGATTTACACGCTCAAATCTGCTTACCGCAAAGCTGCGCTCTTTATGATGCCAACGCTCACGCTGTTTAAAGTGCGCACCTTGAAGGATTCCACGAATAACTACCTATGGCGCCCCGGCTTGGAAGCGGGCCAGCCGTCTACGTTGAACGGTTATGCAATTGCTGAAAACGAAGATATGCCAGCAATCGCATCTGCAGCAAATGCGGTGTTGTTTGGTGACTTTAAATCGGCCTATACCATTGTGGATCGCTTCGGTGTGCGCGTACTGCGTGACCCCTACAGCAACAAGCCAAACGTGGGTTTCTACACCACCAAACGCGTTGGCGGCATGTTGGTAGATTCGCAAGCGGTTAAGGTGTTAACGCTCAGCGTTTAATTCGTAGCCCTAAAAAGAAAAAGGCCGTGCCCTGTTGGTACGGCCTTTTTTATTCACCTATTTTTTGAGAAAAACATCATGGCGTTGATAAAAGTTAATCAAGCGTTTCGATATGCATTGCTGGGCATTCTTGTTGTTGAGTTTAGCAAGGGTGTGCATGAGGTAGATGATGAAATTGCGCGCTGTGCAATTGATGATTTAAAAGTTGCTGAACCAACTAAAGATGCATCAAACGTTTTGCCAGCTATCACGCACGATATTAATGGCAACCTTTTGCCCGGCGTAGTCATTGACGAAGAAGCCGAAGCGCAAGCCAAAGCAGAAGCACAGGCCAAAGCAGAAGCCGAAGCACAGGCCAATAACAAAAAATCTGCAAAATAAATCTGTAAATTTTTAAGGCCTCCCCATGATTGATATCGATTTGGTAAAGCTCCACCTTCGGCTTGAAGCAGATGACGAAACCGAAGATGTTTACCTGCAGCACTTGATTGATTCCGCGGTGGATGCCTTTTGCGTATTTTCAAACCGCACGCTGATTGCCAGCAGTGCGACATTGCCAGACCCTGTTGGCAATACTTTAAAAATCACAAACACAATTTTGCAGGGTTCGCTCTTATTGATTGGCCATTGGTATGAAAACCGCGAATCTGTAACGGTTGGCGTAAGCGGCTCTGAATTGCCAATGTCAACCAATCGGTTGTGGGCTCCTTATCGCTGGGCGCACTTCTAATGCGCTCCGGCAAACTAAACAAACGCGCCACCTTTCAAAAGCGCTCCACGCTTAAAAACGAGGTGGGCCATTTGGATGATGGCTGGCTAGATTTGCCAACTGGTACCCGCTGGGTATCTATAGAGCCAATTAGTGCGCGTGAAATTTTAGCGGCGGGGCAAATTCAAGGTGAGATTACGCACCGCATTCGCTGCCGCTATTTTGAAGGTGTTACCACCGCAACGCGCATTAAATTTAAGGGCCGCATTTTTGATATTAAAAGCGCGCTTAATTTGCGTGAAAAAAATTCTGAATTAGAAATTCTTTGTACTGAAGGCGCAAGTAATGGCTGAGGTAGCGTTGCATGGTTTGGCGCAATTGCAACAAACCTTAAAAGATTTGCCTGCAAAATTGGGCGAGCGAGTGGTGCGCGGTAGCCTTCGTGCTGGCGCTAAACCAATCTTTAAGCAAGCTCAAGCCAATGCGCCTGTATTGCAAAAGGCGGACCCTCGCCGTAAGGCTGGCGTTGTTAAAGAAGCGATTAAGGTTAGAAAATCAAGGCAGCAAAAATACGGCGTTTATGTTGGCGTGAAAGGCAAAAAACGCGGAATAGATGACCCTTTTTATTGGACTTTTCAAGAGTTCGGTACAGCGCACCATGCCGCCGCGCCATTTCTTCGGCCAGCATTTGAGTCGCAAAAATACGAAGCAATAAAACAATTTGAAACTTACGCTACAAAACGCATTGTAAAAGAATCCGAAAAAATAGCCCGTGAAGCGAGTATGCCACGATGATTGAAGCCGATATCCGCACCGCTTTACTGGGTTCCTCTGCTGTTGTCAGCATTGTAGAAGAGCGCATTGCTGCGCTCACCATGCCAGAGGGGTCGCCTGCGCCCTATGTGGTTTACCAGCTGGTTGCGGGCAACCGTGAAGGCTCCATGATTTCGGGAGGCTGTTTGCGCAATGGCCGCTTTCAGCTTTCATGTTTTTCAAGCGATTACCTGCAAGCAAAATCACTGGCAGAGGCGGTACAAAATGCCATTGAAGATTACGAAGGTTTTGATTCGGTATTTATTAACGATCGTGACCTGCAAGACCCAACAACAAAACTCTATTACGTAGTGCTCGAATATTCCATTTGGCAAGACGTTTAAACGCTCAACAATTTATTAACATCAACACCTAACAAACCCGCCTAGTGCGGGTTTTTTTATTGGAGAAATTTATGGCTCGTAAATCAAAAGCGGTTTCCTCTCAGGGCACCCGTTTCTTTATTCAAAATATTGTGGGTGTTGGTGTTGCAAAAACCATTACTGGCATTTCAAAGGCTAACCCTGCGGTAGTCACTGCAACGGCGCACGGCTTGGCAACCGGCGATGTGGTCGCGCTGGCGGCCATTGTGGGCATGGTTGAATTAAACGGTACAGATGCGCCCATTAAAGTGCTCACTGCCAACACCTTTGAATTGGTGGGTGTGGATTCAACCGCATACACCACATGGACCAGCGGCGGTACCGCAACGCCATTTACGTTTGTAGAAACAACTCAACACAAAAGCTACAACTTTGATGACCCCGGCGCTGCCGAGCAAGATGTCACCACCATGGTGAGTGATGAAAAAGAATTTGATATTGGCTTGCCAGACCCCGGCACCTTCACGGCCGATATGCACTACGTAGAAACAGACGCAGCGCATATTGAATTAGAAACCGCCCGCTCAGATGGCTTGCCGCGCTGGTTTAAAATTAAAAAGCGCAATGGCTACTTCAAATTGTTCTACGGTTCCGTTAAATCCTTTAACGATTCTGGCGCTGTTGATGGCCGCAATACTGGTTCGCTTTCTATTCGCGTATCCGGTAAAAAACTGAGCGTGGTTTAATTCGCATGAAGCTTTTTAAATCAATTCTCATTGGGCTATTGGGTTTATTTGGCGATAAACCCCTCAGTAAAAGCGACATTCTGAGCGCGCAAGATAATCAGATTAAAGTTCTGGATGTACCCGAGTGGGGCGGCAAAGTACATTTGCGCTCGCTCGGTGTTGAACAGCGCATGGATTTCTTGGTTGATATTGGAAAAATGCAGGATATCGCCCAAAGCGATGCGCTTGCAGCTGCGCAATATTATTTGCAAGTGCAGTGCGGGTTGCTGGTGAGTTCCATTGTAGATTCCACCGGTGCGCGCAGTTTCACTAAAAATGATATTGAAGCGCTCTCGCAAAAATCCCCCGCTGTTATCAGCAAAATTTACGATGAAATTGTTCGCCTAAATAGTTTTGCAGTGGATTCCCAAGAGGAAGAAGCAAAAAACTAAGGCGCCGGCCTGAGCTGTATTTTAAGTTCAGGTTGGCGCGCGATCTTGGCAAAACAGAAGCTGAAATAAACGCAATGCCCTCTGCTGAATTTGTTCGGTGGATGGCGTTTTACATTGTTGAGTTTCAGAGAGAAAACGATACCGAGCCCCCGCAAGAGTTTGACAGTGATTCTGCTGCAGACGCTGCGCTTGATGATTTACTAGGTTTTTAAATTATGTCACTAGGCACATTAACCATTGATTTGGCGGCAAACCTTGCTGGCCTAGAATCAGACCTAGGCCGTGCGCAGCGTTTGTTTGACGCTAACGCACGGAATTTTCAGCGCACTGTTGCCGGTACCGCAAAGGTTGCAGCGGGTGTTGCGGCGGCGGGTGCTATTGGTATGGCCGCGCTCACCAAAGCGGCTATTGATAATGCGGATGCAATGTACAAGCAATCGCAAATTACCGGTGTGCAAATTGGTGAGCTTTCCAAACTTGCCCACGCGGGCGAGGGTGCAGATGTTGAATTCAGTGATTTAACCGGCTCGCTCGGTAAATTTAATAAGGGCATTGTTGCAGCAGCAGAGGGAACGGGCGCACAGGCAGATGCGTTTAAAATCCTCGGTATAAATATTAAAAATACCGATGGTTCATTAAAAACAACCAATGAATTATTTGGCGAGGTTGCCCAAGCATTTTCTCAAGTTGAAGATGGGGCCAATAAAACCGCCATCGCGCAGGATTTATTTGGTAAATCTGGCGCAGCATTAATCCCATTGCTTAACGGCGGCAAGCAAGGCCTGAAAGATGCGGGCGATGAGCTTGAGCGCATGGGCGGTGTGCTGGATGAAAAAACGGGCAAGGCTGCGGAAAAGTTTAACGATAATTTGCATGCGTTAAATAAATCGCTAGCGAACATGGGTACTGTTATTGCTAAAGATGCAACCGAACCTTTAGCTGAGTTATC